CCCCGTTACTGGATTATATATAATATCAAGAATTTTAGCTAGTAATGTCTTTCCGCACAATCCTCTTATAACCGCATTTCCAACATCCATTTTTATATATATCCATTGTAGAATTTTCTTGCCCACACTATCTGGGAGTACGTGTAACTGCCAGGCTGCTATATGACGTGCATAAGCAGGGAATAACAACTTAGCCCATTTATTGTAGGTTTTTTTGCCACAGAAAGATTCGTCAAGTTGGCTTAACATATACAGTTCTTCTCTGTCTAACCTGAATATTACCCTTACTGCATAATTCCATAGCATAGTAAAGAACATCTGGGGTATCATAATAAGGTAATAGATGAAGTTCCATATCTTACTTGATAGTATTATTCTTGCCGGTTCAGAAAATAACTCTTTTGAGTCTTTAATTGCATCTCTTAGCACAATATTTTCCCATATCCACATATCAATAGTTCTATTGAATTTATCAGATACTGCCCACTTCCTAAGCCTTATAAATAGTCTTGCGCAAATTTTTAATACTGGGTCATCTATTTCACGATATGCTTTACTCATTGCCATCACCCAGTAAATAGTATGGTCTCTTGAAGTATCGTAGTGGTCTTGACAGGTTGGATGTCTNTATAGNCGCATAGTTTCTTCTGCAACAGTTAATGTTGCAGTGTGCAGAAGTGGATAAGCATATTCAGGTTTACCTGTAGCCATATACATTAGAGCTAATGTACCTATACTATCTCCCTTACCTTCATCTACAGTATTAGATGAGTCAAGGATAAAACCATAATTGTCAATATATCTTGCCATATACTCTCTTATTTTGGTTAAACATAAATAAAGGAGAGAGCACATGGCTCTCTCCTATGGTTAATAAAGTGCATACTCCTTATTTTTTAATACTGCATATACAGCCTCAATGTAATAAGGAGGAAGATTGTACCTTTTCATACATAAATCCATATACCTGCGTGCTGCAGGTAACTGCTCCTTTCTGGTACAATCATTAATTACACGTAGGAGCTTAATTACAACATCATTCAATGTCATGGCTGTAATGAGTTATGACTATAGCAAAAGCTTCTGATTTAAGTATTTGCTGCACAGACCATCTCTTATCTACCCAGAAGTGGCGTGTAAATGCTGCTTTATCCAGCACAAAAGCCTGATATAGTTCATATGTATTGGACAGGTCAAGGTCCGGTGGATACACTGCTCTGGTAATAACTATGTCATCAGCAGTCTTATCATTATCTGCCACTAACCTCCAGAAGTCTCTCATACAATCATCCAAACCTACAAGTGAACTTTTATACAGAGCAATATATACATCCTGAGCATTCTCAGTCCATTCCTTAGGATTATTTAATCTTATAAAGCTGCCCCAGTGTGGGTCATCATCCTGTGGTACAGCTTGTGATGGGGAAAAGCCACGAATTTGAGAAAATACAGTTAAAGAAGTTAATGCAAATAGCATTAAAAGAAATAATCTTTTCATAATACAAAACTTTAAATTGTTAATACTTGGTTATTCAAGGTCTTCTGGACTTATAAACACCTCATCATTTATTGAGTTAGGTGCAGAAGTCCAATCATTTGTTTTAATCCTTCTAATAGCTTCGATAAGTAATGACTTAATAGACCTGCCTTCTTTAGCATCATAATAGAATATAGCATGAGCAAGCTTTGGCGGAAGATAATATGCTGTAACATTTCTTCTTCCTGTCTTCTCTATTGCTATGAAAGCAGAAGTACGTATCATTGGCTTTGAACTATCTGAAGATAAGTGCTTGGTCAGAAGGTACTCATAGAAAGCCAGTTGATAATGTAGACTGTACTTCTTGATGCTAGTTNCAAAATCACCTGTATAAGTCTTTATATCAACTACACGATATGAACCATCCTTATACTTAATGACCATGTCCAGCAATCCCTTGATTGGGTATTTACCTTCAATCTCTTCACAGGCATACTCTTCTACAAGAGGCACTTGATACTCAATAGATTCTACATCTTTGAATATCTCTGACTTAGCCTTGAAAGATTCATATGCATCGAGCAACTGCATGGCTTTCTCATGGTCCTCTCTTGTGATGATGACTCTATCTGTTGACTCAGCAATGTACTTTACATCAATATAAGACTTTGCCTTAGCAACAGCATTAAGTATAGTAGCAGCCTTCCATGATGGATTAAATCCAATCCTATCTCTTGCTGTAAAGATAAGAGTTTCTTCATCCAGACCAGAGTCTTTATTCTCAATCTTCAACCTTACAATCTCATCAGCAAAGTCCTTCATGCCTGGTGTTAACCTTGGTAAGTCCACAATGATAAATCTATCTTCTACCTCTTCAGGACTTGTGATAAGAGCATCTACATAAGACCCAAAGTCAAGTGCCTGACTCTTTCTCTCCTCCTTGTTAGTTAACATCTCATATACTCCATATGGGTCCTTTGCTAATTGTATTAACATGCTTGCATTGATACCCTCAATTTTGGAGTATTCTTCATACTTACTACTCTTACTCATTGTTTGTTTGCTTTAAATTATTACCTACTGTTATTACTTNAGTTGCAATTTTCTCAAGTACTTCAGGACGAATTACATGAAGTAGCTTATCAGCCAGTCCATCTACACGTTCAACAAGTATGCAAGGGTCATTACCATTCTTAGTAAGTTCCTTATTAATAGCTTTTGCTGAGTAAATTAAGTTCCCTACTACACTCCGCATAAGCCTATTAATGTACTTACCATACTTAAGGAAGAACGCATCAACATAGATGATGTTAGAGTATTGCATAGATAGAGTAAGACGTTCACTATATTGATGCTTTGCTACGTATGCTTNTAACAATATAAAAGGCATTATTATCCTTGGGATATAAATCTTCTTATCATCCACAATGAGATAATCAAATGCATTGTTAATAATGATAGGAGCACTTTGAGTTCCTGCCATATACATAGCACCACATGCTGTTGTTGCTACCTCTCCTAATGTTAAAGGGGCATGGAGAGGAAAGCTAGCACGCTGCTCAGGTTTAACTGAAACTGCTAATCTGGGATAACTTAATCTGGTAACATCAATAGATGTAGCAGCCCATTCGTATGGTCCTGGTAATATGATAGCTTCCCAATTAGCAATCTTTATTGTACTATCTGGAGAATAACAGATGCTATACCTCTTTGGTAGTTGACTNGTTAATATATAGAACATAGGATATCTTGGATGGTCTTCCCTGGCATAATCAACAAGTACACTGCCATTAAGACCTGATATCATAGGAACCTCAGCCTTGTCCNAGGCTCTAGTTATACGCTCTGTACTGACAATAACCCGTGCTCTACTATTTACTTTGTCAATATTAACCATTCTATCATCCTCATAAGGCGCTCTGATTATCCTGTGTTCTGCTGCCATGGGTAAAATCCTCCAATGTTAATAGTTTACGTGTAAACATCATACCCTGTTCAGAATAATATACAGGTACTACATAGTCACTGCCATGGTTGTATGCTATGAAAGCAGTTACTCCATGCACAATCTTTGCAGCTATATTAGCTGCAAAGTGTGTAGTAGACTTGAATGAACATGGCAAGTCCATACCTTCACCCTCAGCAAATAGGCTTTCTTCATAGAATTTTATGATTTTATCATATACATCTGAAGGCATAGAAGTTGGTCCTGGCACAAAGTAAATCTCAAAGGACTCTGCGGTCAGCCTTGCATCTATGAGCATTTCAATTTCTTCTGTATGCTGCATATTTCTCCATGTATCATACAAAGTTTTCCTGGATGTAATACTATCTGTAGCTGCAATGACTATATTATGGCCATTTACATTGTAGTCACGCTCAATCCAGCTGGCACGTGATTCTACAAGTATATTTGAAGGAGCATATAGTGCAATAGCTCTACCTATTGCATTTACCTTGAGACTTCCCACATCTCTTATTGAATATAGCTGCCCTGCCAGATTCAAGGGTGATACATAATCAAAGTCCACAAGCATTATTTCGTGGAATATGCCTGTTCTTGCAAGAAAGAGAGCTGTCCATGAGCCTATGCTACCAACACCTACTATAGCTGCACTTAATTTATCCTGGGATGGCTTTGCCCAGGGTGCAGCGCTAAATCTAAATGTATGCTGTTGTTCCATATTAAAATAGTTTAGTAGTCAACCCCTCGTCCATATAAGTCTTTCCATACAGAGTCTTCATAGGTAAGGCCTGTTGTTTTGTTTATCTTTGAGCCTTTTGTAGTATACTCTTTCACTGGCTCAGGCTGCCAATGATAAGTAGGGTCATAACCTGTATTATAAGAAGGATACTTAGGTTTGTTGCTCATTGTAGCCATGACNGAGAGAGCTTCTGTGAAAGCACTTTCTTCAGGTTCTTCCATCTCTACATTAACATCAAATGTTTCTATTCCTATTGTTTCCTCAGTAGATTCTTCTGTAGCAATAGTTTTTCTCANTGATTCTCCTGTGATAGGATTCTTACACTCAGCATAACCTGTTTTTCTTATNACTATATTCTCTTTAACTGGAATGGCTATCTTAGCTACTACGTCAAGATTATTGTTTACAATGACAGACAGGTATGTTTCATACACATCAACGTTGTTAATAAGTTCAGTTATATCTGTAGTACTGAAGAATACGGCCATAGTGTTATGAGAATGTATCAATCCATACTTACACTCTTGCAAGTGTTCGTATTTATCGTACAGTTCAATAAGTTCTTTTTCCAGTGTTGCAGATACAGCTGCTCCTGTGCCTGTAGCAATAGGGATAAGCTCAATAGCAGTCATAAGAATCTCTACCTTGTTCTTAGCTGATGAAGATACTTCTGACTTATAGAATAATAGTCCTTGCCACTCAATGCTATAGTTAGTAAGGCACATAAGTTGTATCTTACTTACAATATCACTTGGTATAAAGAGCTTTGCTCTAATATGTTCAAGCTCTTTAGTGAATAAGTTTTCACCCTGGTACTTAGCTTCTACTTTTGCTTCGTACCCTGCGTACTTTTTTGTGTTCATAGTAGCCGTTTTTTTCTTTTGTTTTTTCATAATACTGACTGTTTACGTAACTTACTGGTACTGATATATCTCCTGCTGAAATGTTTATACACGAAGCTATTTGGTCAAATTCTACCATCACAGGTTTAGTATTTATAATATTGAATATGGCATCTTCTGGTGCTTCCATATCTACGATTACATCTATAGTAGTATCTTTAAACTCTATGGTGGTGCTTGATAGTGACTCTATTGTATAAATACACTTCTTCTGTATACTTCTTATCTCATCAGGTGACAATTCAGATATTATCTTATTTAACTGTTTACCTGTATAAGTATCTTCTAACTTGCCAACAACATGATAGTAGTCTCCAACACCTGGTATAGACAGTTCAAATATGCGCTCTTTTTGTATAGGCTTAGCACTGTATGATTGCATGAACTTACTAAGAGATTCCGTAACAAATTGTGAGTAAAGTCTATACACTCCAACGGTATTTTGTGTCCTTATTATTGGATATAAGTTGATAGCAAGACCTTCAATCTTTGGCTGCAGCGAGCCTACTAATGTATTTTCTATTGTAGCATTAAACTTTTCTTTCTCATGCGGTATATACAGCCACTCATAGAATTTTCCCAGTATGTCTCTAGTCACAGTTCCCAGACACATAAGACCTGCATTACGTCTAATAGTGGATACATGAGGATGTATAAACAAAGCACCATNACCCACCTCGTAGTACTTAAATCTGGACCTATTTATGCTTATTGTAATATCACGTATGGTAAATGTAGCAGTATCTTTGAAGGAGCTGAAGTAAATAAATGCAAAGGGTATACGTATAGTTACAAACACGTCATGTAGTGTGTAGGTAGCAGTAGTTTCAACATCTATCATTTCAACAGAAGGGAAATATACTACAACATCTATGGAACTAGAACCTTTGTGAGCATGGATGTCAACTCTTTCCTCACCAAAGATGTCATAAAATACTTTCCGTATCATATCAGTAAGTATATTTACTATTCTATTTAACATTTCACTCTCAGTAAGTAACTCAGGCTGAGGAGTATTATTTGTCTGTTCCATTGTTAATGAATTTAAGGTTAGATAAGAAAAGGGGGTATATTTCTATACCCCCTTCAACTCACAGAAACTATTTAACCCCTGAATCAACTTTCTTTGGACTCATGTAGATTTTAACCTCAGCTTCATTGCTAAGAGGACTTGATGGACCAAGTTCTCTAATACCATGAGAATCCTTCAGAAAGAATGTGACCTTACTGGATAGTTCATCATCCAGAATGTCATTCTCTTTCAGCTGATTGAGAAATCCTGCAAGAGTAGCTGCTTCAGTCTGTACAATCTGTGTACTTAAGTTGGTCGTGTTGACCAGTTTTACTGTTACCATAGTTTGTTTGTTTTTGGTTTTACAATATTATCTTTTAACAAAATTGCAATGTATACTCCCGGGTCTTCTTTTGATATAGTACTATACATACCATTTATTTCATAAGGCATGGGTAGCATCTCCTCTACATTATCATCCTCTATCCACCCATTCCTTACTATAAGGTCTTGTACAGTCTGTACCATATTTACCCAGTCATACTTTTGTTTTGTCTTTCTTACGAAATGTATTCTAATTACAATAGGTTTCTCCAGAGAGACTGCTATCTTTCTGAAGTGTGCAATAAGACTTTCATCATCCCATAAGTGCTTTGTAGCCTTCAGATAAGTAGCTAAAGCTTTGGATGGAAAACTAGATGCTCTCCTGTTCTTGGATATTATCCTGCTATTCTTACCTGATGGAACACTTCCAGGGATAAAACATGAGAATAATATATCATTCATATACTTGATTTATTAAATGATTGACTATATTCTTAGCAAAGTTAAATCCCATTCCCTTAATGCAGTCAGATATATCCTTAAGTTCCAATGCTATAGGCAATGCAATGTATGGTATACTATACATATTGCTAAACTTCTTTGCATTCTCAAGTCCTGTTGTATCATTATCCCAGAAGATTAGCAATCTTTTGAACCTTTGCATTTGCTTATGCATATACTTCTCAGGTAGCCATGTAGTTTCACTCACCGTAGCAATAGCCACATATCCAAGTTCATAAAGGCACATCACATCTTTGAGAGATTTAGTCACAATCAGCAAGTCACCTGATTTAGGAAGTACTCCTTCACCCTGTACTACATCTCCCCCATTGCTAAACCATTTATATTCAGACTTTGGCTGGTATATCTTTCTTCTGAATATATCCTCATCCCAGTAGTATTCATAGCTGTAAGCAAGCTTATCAGCTCTATACATCTTGCCATTTATCCAGAAGTGAGTAATAGGTTTAACACCAAATAACTTTAGTGTATTGATAGGTATTCTGTAATTTCCATACCAATAGTCATAGTCATCCTTATTAAATTCCCTACTCTTTATCTGTATGACTGTAGTATTTCTATACTTAATACTACCAGACCCATTACCATTAAGATATACGCTGGGATTTATAACTCTCTTTGAATACTCAGGAAAGCTGTGTATTAATCCCAGGGAGAAGTCTTCATTAATCTTCTCCAGAGCCTGGCTATATGTAAGGTTAAACTTAGCCATCACATAGCCAATAGCTCTGAAGGATTCTCCTGTGCCAAAGTCCTTATATAAAGGTCTTCCGCCAATATCTGATATAACACAGCTGGGGTTCTTATCTTCTCTAAACTCACTATGAAACTTTTTGCCTGGCTGTTTAAAGGATTCACAGTACTTAGTGAATATATCATATTCACTAATGCGCAAAAGNACCTGTTCATAGGTGAGCTCTCCATTGAAACCCCACTTCATATTACTCAGATTTTAGAATGCAGCATTATCAAGGTCTTCTTTAGAAATGTCAGGTTTAGTGTCTTCATCAGGCTCTGCTCCTTCCACAACGTCAAACCTGGGATTAATTGCCAGGATAGACTGTTCAGGAGGCACTGTTGCAAGTTCAAAGATGGGTGAATAAGATGGTAAGGTAGGATAACCATTTGCATTGAGCACAACTTTAATCCTGAGCTCTTTCTTATCCCAGCCAGGAGTCTTCTTGATGTCAGTGATAATCTTATTACAAAACTCTTCAAAGGTCTTAACGCCTGTAATCTTATAATCTTCACCAAGGAATTTGGTAGTAAGGTTTTTAGCAACAGCATTAATCTTCCTTTGAGCTGCTTCAAGAGCTTNCTCATCTTTAATCCTCTCATCAATCTTAGGTTCATAGTACCTACGTGATGCTGTAGCATTATTAGCATCTCTTACTTCAATCTCAAGATAAGCATTAGCTCCATCTTTAGCAGGTACAAAGCGTATGTCTTTGATAAACCTGCCTGTACTAATAGCTGTCTTAGGAGTTACCTTAATGAAACTTTTACCTTCGCTTGTTTTATCATCAAAACCGTACATAGTAATTTATTTTAGTGATTTAACATTTAATTTATTTAATATTTTCAGTATCAGCGTTATAAATGTCAGACGTACTTTTATAAGGGCTTTCTGCCTCAGCAGTTGAAGTAGATTCTTCTGGATTTGGTACATCAAATACAAATTCAGCATTTCTCTTGCTTGGAAATACACCCTTAAGAACTCCAGACCTTTTCAAGGCAGCCATATCTGATGCGCTAAGTCCCAATGCCTTAGCTACTTCTTTCCTGGTATAGCCTTCTTCACGAATGAGTCTGATAATTTCAGACACTTTGATTTGTTTTTTTTCGCTCATAGTTGTTTTAATTTATGTGTTATTTAATGTTATAATATTCACGCATGGTTTTATCTACCAGAGATAAACTATTAGGTATTCTAAAGTCATTAAACATCAAAAGAGCAGTCTTACCTGTTGACCTGTTAGCTTGAGTTTCAAAGTAATACTTATGTTCTCCATCACTACCTCTATCTACTGTGGTGAAAAGAACATTAGTCATCTTACTTTCCAGCTTAATTCTTTCAAGCTTTCTTCCATTTGTCAACAAGCATTTAGACTCATTACCATCAACATCAGTATATAAAGTTACATGTCCCANGAAGTACACAATTACGTCAGGGCGCATCTCATGATTGACAAAGCTTATAAGAGTATATATATCTCTTGCCAGGTCCATCCACTTATCATAAGTGGCTTTTTTGAACTCAAGCATTTCCTTGTCATTCATGATAGCATTCACAGTGTCAATCACCACAGATTTGATTTTCTCACCCTTATGTACCTTCTCAAGAATGGCCAGGACCACATCTGAATCAGATGTTAATATCTGGCTTTTACCTACAGGAAATATAGGTCTTGGGAATGAGGGTGGCTTCTTGTCGCAGTTTATCCACAATGTTGTCTCAGGGTCCATGCCTTTATATTCTGACATGTCCCATTGACCATCAGGCAATTTCTTTGGTGCATAAGTGCCGTCAGGATTTATAGCCAGACAGGTACTCTTTCCTGTACCACTTATACCCAAAATTCCAACTGAAATACCCATGTTACCTCCTATTTATTTGGTTATTACTATTCTCTTTTCAATCTTTTGATAAACCTCNTCAGTCATTTGTTCAGCTGGAGGAAGTTCTTTAAAATAGTTCACTGCCCCATCAAAGTATAGAGATGTCTCGCAAGGCTCTCCATTCCTATCAAATTCAACAGCAAGTCTTCTNTAGCTATCTTTAAGTCTGGTAATATCATAGTTCAGATATCTACGTATCTTATGTCTGAATGGAGAGTATAGAGTAAGCATAATATCAACATCTTTTGAAGTGGCTTTATAGTCAGCAAGACCATCTGCTGATGGTTCAAGTCTATCCATTTTGATAGATTCATTAGACTCTTTAGTTAGAGCTTGCTGCTGTACAATAACAGGTATACCACCCCATAGATTTCTTACTCTAATCATATACTCTGATGAGAACTTCTCAATAGTTTCATACAATGTAGCCTTCTTTTCACTTCTTAGCAAGTTCACATTATCAATGATGATGATAGTAAATAAATCCTTATCATCTGGTATATATCTATCAATAGTATCTATCTGTTTCTTCTCACCATTGTCTTCAGTTATCCATACTTTCTTATACTCATAGTGACCTCTCTGTTCAAAATAAGAACGCAGATATTTATATATACCAAAAGGATTTCTTATATCATCAATAAACTCAACAACAGATTCAAACTTTTCAAACCAGGGTTTATCNTCTTCTATAAGTCGCAGCATATCATCAGGTAAGATATCTGTACTATACAGACTTTCAAGTCTTCTTACTGTATATCTTATATTATGCTTCATATACATCCTGTGAACTATAGCTTGCTTCATCTTCAATTCTTTACTCATCTCAAGAGAGAAGTAAAGAATCTTAACCTTGATATTAGTTTGATGAGTGAGCACAAACTCAACAGGAGAGAGCATAAACATAAAGTCAGTAATCTGACTTTTACCTGCCTTCTGATTTGCTGTTACAAGGTAGTAAGTACCCTTCTGTATGCCTGGCACAAAGTTACTAAACCTGGGGAAAGGGAAGGGTATAGTTATATCATATCCCTGTTCTCTCAGGATTTTATTCTCTCTGATTTTCTCTACCACTCTGGTAAAGACAGAGCTCTCACGCTGTGTTTCTTGTAAAGTCATCTTCTGTAGGGTCTTCTGTTAGATACTTAGATGCATCAATCTCCCACCTTTTCTGATTGATATAAGTTTCTATGTTGTTCATATACTTAATATCACCAGATTCTACACGAGCTCTAAGCACTTTCATAACAAACTCATGNTCTTTAGCTTTCTTGACTTTAGCAATATACTTATCTCTTGCTCTCCTGTAGTTCTCAGAGTTCTTAGTAGCTGCCCTGAGCATTCTACCATCAGGTGTTCTGATAGGAAAAGCTTCAAAGAACTCATCGAACTGCCTTTCAAGCACTTCTCTTCCTTCAAACATATCTATTGCATCCTGTCTTAATACAAAGTCAAGACTTTCTCCTCCTATGATTTTGATGTATCCCTCTCTCTCAAGGGTCTTTAGCATGATTGGGTCATTTACACACTTAAGAGCTACTTCTGGCCCGTGGTAGTATGCTATTAGCAGGGTGATATACTCCTGTAATAGCATACCACGAGCTTTATATTTCAAGTANTCTTGTGTATCTAGTTCTACTTTAGCCATAATTGCGTTTTTGTGGTTAGACATTATATTTGTCTAATACAGAGTTCACTTCTTTTCTTATAAAGTAATCAATGTTTTTACGATAATAATACATAATTCTTTTATAATAGGAAGGCTTAGTTCCCATACCATTCCATATAATACAAGCTTTGCGTATTGATAACTCTTTATTCTTTGATAGCATTACTATACGAAATATATTAACAGATAGTGTACTATCAAATCTATCATTAAGCGCAAAGATAATAGAGNCCTGTATATGGTTTACTTCCTTAATCATAATAGGTCTGATATGAAGTACACCACCAGAGTTCTCACAGGCAAGATAGCTATCATGCTTACCAAGACTTTCTGTCATAACAAATGAGTGTGTCATAGCATGTAGATGTGCATTATACATTGCCTGGGTAAGTTCTCTATCAACTTGCTTATGGATGGTAATACCCTCATATAGTACAGGAGAATATCCAATACTACAGGGAACTAACATCAACATAATTAAAATCAAATGTTTCATAATTTAAAGTATTAGGTTAAACTTAGGACTCATCATATCCCATCTGTTTAATCTTCATGCTTTCATAGTCTTCAACATCTTCTAATCCAGGGTCTTGCTGAAGATAAAACTGCGGGTCATCCTCTGGACTAAATCCAAGAGAATAAAGTTCAGCCTGCTCTTCGAGTAATGCATCGAGCAGTTCATCAGATGAAATCATCTCAGGNGTGTTCATTCTTTTTGTTTTTTGTTGTTTTTACCTGTCCAAAATTCCAATATGTTATTGCANGATTCACGTTTTTTACTTGTACTTGATATAGCAGCTTTATTAGTCACTGCATCATAGTACATGGTAAACTCCCCGTCATCACCCATATAGAAAGGGGTATCCTTTACATCAATGTTTAATTGTTCAATAGCAAGATTATCAAATGCAATAACATCAATGTTAAAGGTATAAATAGGTGACTCAAGGAAGTGTATAGCTTCTTCACATATCACATTAAAGTCTCCCAGCGAGTTGTAGTATGTCACTCCTCTCCCCTTTCTTTTATATCCAAGTACTACAATCTTAAGAGGATAAGGAGCTGTAATACTTAAGTTAAACACATTCTGCCAGTCTGTAATACCAAGCACTGTGTGTATTACTACATTGGGAGATATTCTCATCAAAGTAACAATATCAGACAGATAAGGATATTCAGTAAGAGATACTCCAATACCATGTATCAACTGTTCATTGACAAGTTGTTTAAGTACATCAAGATTCTCAGAGATATGTATAGCATTGATGGTAATGTTACATATGAATCCCTTCTCTTTAGCAAACCTTAAGAACTCAACGAGCTGAGGATATTTAAATGGATTACCTCCCCCTATGGCCAGCTCAATACCAGCAGGTAACCCTTCCAGTGCTTCCTTTAACTTGTTAAAGTCAGCATGCTTACCATCAACAAGAGAGCCTTCATGGCAAAACTCACATTCAGCGTTACATCTNTTGGTAATCTTAAGGTCAATAGATTCAGGGAATGCAACATGTTCACCTCTACCCATATTCTTTCTTATCTTAGTACCTGTGTCATAAATAGTGATATGATAATCTCCATTTTGATAATTGGCAAGTTTATTCATGGTTAATTACCTTTAATAAATATTACAGTTTCTTTATCATCTTTGTATTTTTCTATGCTACTATCTATATCATCATAGTCATCATTGTCATTGCTGGTAATGATATAGCCAACTCTAAGATATCTTTCCATCAGCTTGTCATTTGTAGTGATAGCATCCAGAAATTCCAGTGCTTCAAAGCTATGGTCCACACCACCAAAAGGACAGTCATATGTGTCTTCTTCTGGATTGTACAGACGCTCTTTTATTTCTTCACCAAATGTAACCTTTATACCAAACTTACTTTCCAGGTTATCTACAAAATCTTCAATTGCTTTAATTCTTTCATCGTTAGTACAATTATACATACTATCCCANAGAATAATGAGAGCATACTGTATCTTTGCCTCTACGGACATTGAAGTACCATGTTCCCAACCAAAGTAGGCAGTATCATCAATGTGTACTTNCTTTGGAAGTTCTTTTGTGCTTACTATTGNAGGTATGACAATAGCATGCACACTTGAGCTGTTTGTTTCAAACAATCTGGCTCTCACTGCGATGTGTTTCATAATTTTGTAAATTTAGTTGAATAAACTCTTCTACTTCTTCCATTATAGAATTAACAATATCAGGATTAATAAGAATATCAACACCACTTTTAAGTGCATTATCTACCATCTTTATACTGTGTATGACAGTAGTATGGTCTTTACCAAATAAAAACCCAAGAGCTTCATAAGTTATACTTAGACTCATGTTATATGTTTTATATTTATCAGTTAATGTCTTTACTATGTAGAATATTATTTGCCTTGGTATGGCAATTCTTCTACTTCTTGTTGGCTTATGAAGTTCCTTTGGCTTTAACCCATATTGTTCACACACAAGGTCTACAGTCATGGTAATAACGTCAGCTGCTTTAATAGTTGATGATAATATTACATTTGCAGTAATGCACTTCTGTATGGTAGAATCTACTCTCTGTATTAGAGTATCAATCTTAGCATCAGCTATATCAAAGCTGTAAGAGTAGATAGGTCTGTCTGTAACTATAAATACCTCTGCTTTCATAACCTGTTGCTTTTATACATCCTTTCCAGCATAATCAACTTCTCTTCTTCTTCTCTATCCAGCATAAACACCTCTTCAACGTCATCAACAGTGTAGGTAGTATGATACTTAGAGTTTATTATCTTTACAAGCTCTTCTGTAGTATTAACAGAAGAGCACTCCTGCTGTACTAATCTAATTAATACAGCAAGAGCTTTAAGCCCTTCTATGTTCATATGCTATNCTTTATAGTTCTCTGAAAATGTAAATAAGAAACCCATCCANAGGTTCAGATGACAAGTACTTGAATCCCCTTCTTTCTATCTCTGCAATCTCACCACCACCAAGAGGTTCATTGTAAGGTACTTCCAGCTTGTAAAATTTAAACTCTTTGCAGTATCTTAAACTATTGATACGAGAGTTTATTGATTCTTCAATGTAATCCACAGTATAATCAATTTCAGGTTCCATATACCACAAAGTTAATAATTAAATTGAAATTACAAAATCTGTTGTAACTCATTAAGGCTCTCNACCTTAACAATATCAACCTTTGCAGGGTCAACACTATCAGCATTAAACACTGCATTGAGTAGCCAATTCTCTGACTGAGTCTCTTGAGGTACAACATAGATGATAGTAGCTACTTCATGTACAGGCAATCTATCAGTTCTTCCTGCCTTCTGACTTGCCTGTACCTCAGAGCCATTGAAACTTTCCATGATAGCAAACCTTGGACTTTTAAGGTTTACTCCCATAGCAAGGGATGAGCAACTTGCTAACACCTTAATCCTATCTTCGTTAAAATCCTGTATTCTCTTGATATTTACCTCCTTAGGATTCTTAGAGTGTACTGTAGGCACACCTATTCTTTCTGCCTGACTTATTAACTCAGAGAATATCAGGGTTTTAGCTGTAGGATACTTTTCTTCTATCATACGCAGTATCTGCCTTGTATAGTGCAGTGAAGATGTGAGGGAGTTAAGAAATTCTCTTCTTGCCTTAACTGCATATACGTAAGCATAAGCTTTCTTTCTTGCTTCTGCAGGAGCTTCAGGATTGTTAATAAGAGTAAAGGCTGTTCCAAGCACATCAAACCCATTTGTAAATGGCACATGTCAGCCTTAGCTTCATTGACTCTTTCTGTAAGGTATTCATATTGCCTTAACTCGCCTGTACTCCATGATTTCTTTACAGTGGTTACTTTGACAAATACATTGTTAGATAGTGCATAAGAGAAAATAATATATCTTCTCTTATTGATAATCCCATCAGTAGCAGCATCAATGTACTTATACACAATAGGACAATACCTGGCATACATAGCAGCCTTATCTGGTTTGCTATTATCTGGCGTACCTGTAAGTCCTATAATAGGTATGCCAAGATGGCTCATATTCTCTATCAAAGTACCATATTCAGGAGTCATAGCAGTATGAACCTCATCAACAATGAGCATATCATATTGAGATAGTTCTGTAGGAGTCCACTTGTATGCAGTTTGTATGTTATAGATTGTAAATTTTGTATCAGTGTGTACTTTAGATAGCTCATCATTCCATTCTTTAGCAATAGCAGTACGTGGCGATACAACCAGAACATTCTTTTTCTGAGCTCTTGAAGCTGCAAGAATGCCTACTCTGGTCTTGCCAAAGCCTGTATTTGCTACAATAGTTCCATTAAATCCAAATTTAGCAAGCCTATCAACAGCCTCTTGTTGAAGTTCTTCACGAGTTTTCATATTTACTTCTCCCAATAGTTAGAAATTTTAATATCTACTTTAACAGGTATAGATGTAATAACTTCCTTTGCTGCACTTATCATAATCTCCTGTAATCTATCTGCCCATAGCTGAGCATAATCTTCTCTTACTTCATACTGAAGTTCATCATACACGCTCATTATCAAGTGTGCTGGTATGTTATGTTCTTCTATATATCTATCAGCAAGAATAATAGCACGCTTTAATATATCAGCACTACTACCTTGTACAGGAGTATTCTTGGATTCTCTTTCTATGGATGAAAGATTAATATGGTCTTGCCTGGTTAAAGACTTGCTTGTCTTATACCTAGCATACTCTTCTTTCCAATCGGAGAACCATCTTATCCTTCCATAGGGTTGTGATGTTCTGATAAATCCTCTCAGCTTACCTAATTCTCCTATGTAGTCAAGAAACTGTTTTACTCTTGGTACTAAGGAGAAGAAAGTATTGATGAATCTATCAGCATCATCTACTGGAATATTCAGGATGGTAGCAATTTTATGTTTAGAAGCACCATAGACTAGTGCAAAGTCTATAGTCTTCTGAGCATCTCTGTATGTAATAGAAGGATTAAAGGGCAAAGGCTTCCTTACATCTGTGATAGGAATGTTAAAAGTCATAGCACATAACTTGGAATGTAAGTCTTCTTCCTTGTTAAATACTTCGAGCCATAAAGGGTCTTTACTAAACTGTGCTATTAACCTTAGTTCAATGTTAGAAAAGTCACCACCAACAATCTTATATCCTGGAGCAGCTATAAAGCAACTTCTTATTACCTTGCCTAGTTCTCCTTTCCTTGGAATATTGTTGATGTTAGGATTCTCGGTACTTATCCTTCCTGCAGCAAGTATTTGCCATATGCTGGTATGTACACGCTGAGTAACAGGATTTATATATTCAAGAAAGGACTTTCCAAAAGAGCTGTTTAGCTTACCCCACTCACTGTATTGAAGTAACTTAGGAATAATAGGATGCTTATTCTGTAGCAGCCTTAACTCACTGCTATCTGTAGAAGCAACACTTATCCCTAACATCTTGAGTAACGCAAGCTTCTGCTTAGAGGAACTCCAGTTTATAGTTACTTTTCTCTCAGCTACATTTGAGGAAAATAAATCAAGTTGCTGTGCTGGCTTTATAAACTTATTAAGCTTGGGATTTACTTTTGCCTGCTCTATGACTATATCATCCAGCTCTTTCTCTATTGAACTTACCTTATCCTGTATAGTCTTAATCACTTCATTCCATCGTGGTATATCTATTAATACACCATGATATTCCATCTTTGCATAGGCAATAGTAACTTCATTTTCAAGTTCAAGAATTTTATCAAGCTTAAAGTTCCTTATTAGTAAAAGCTGCTTATCTCTTATATCATGTAAGAATCTTACATCATAAGCAGCATAGAGAATAGTAGATTCTACTAATCCCTTGAACCTCATCTTGCCTCTTTCTTCTTTACTCAGGTCTATATCAAGATAGTTCTTACATAAAGCCTTGAGACTTAGCTCTCTACTATCTTTATCATGACCTGTAGTAAGAATACATTCAGCAAGAAATGTGTCATATACTTTGCGTATATGTATATTATAATGTAACAGAAATCTCAAATCAAATTTAGCGTTATGGAATATAAAGGTCTTATCTTTATCTTCCAACAGAGGTTTGAACTCTTCCAATTTTACTGAAGAACAATCAATTACGTATTGATTTTCAGGTGTACCCAACTGCATAGTTTGAAGTATACCTGTGTATGGGTCCATTGATGTAGTTTCAGTATCTACTGCTATCAATGGATGAGCACTTAGATAGTCTATGCATTGCTGTACTGTGCATAGGGTTATCTTATCACTATCTAAGTTAAATTGTTGATTAGTTATTAAATATACCATAGTTTGGATATTAAGTAAGGGAGGGCACTTATGTGCCACTCCCTTTTGTTACTTCTAACGACTGAAGTCTGTTTTCACAGCAGCTGCTTTAGCAGGCTGTGCATTAGTAGTGCTGACCTGGTCATTGCTCAGGAATTCATCCTTTTCAGCAGACCCTTCAGGCACTACAATGACACGCCTGTAAATAGGCTCACCATTGTGAGTCATTACAGCACCTGTGGTAGGATTAATCTTGGCGTCCTGCCCTTCATAGAAGGGTTGAGTGGATTCCTTAACAATCAACTTGACCGGAGTTACTTTTTCAGAGAAGTCATCTCCTTCTTTGAGATTATNCTTCCTGATAAGGTCTTCCAGGTCTTTAACCCTGCCACGCACACCTGCTACCCTCTTATCCTGGGTGAGAAATCCCGAGTCATTCAGCTTAGTGCCTTCATAACGAAGCGGGATAATCCCAAATTCAGGATTGTTCGGAGATACAGCAATCAGACTGTCATGTCCCTGAGCTTTGAAAATTACAGCTTTCATAGTAATAGAGTTTAAAAGATTATATAAAAATATGCAGGTCTTTATTTATAGACGCGACCTGCTTTACGTCATATATCTTAACGGTCTCTCTTGAGTCTCTTGAGCAGAGCCTTTTCTTCAGAGGTCTTTATAAATGTCTCCCTGTCTATTTCTAGCTTGGGAGGTCTTATACCTGCTCGTACCATCATATCATCATCTGTGGTATCTACAGGTTTATAAAGCGGTCCACCACATATATTTTTTCTCATGGCTATAAAGTTTTAGAATGATTAAGCATACTGTAATAATACTCTCATCACAGGCAACTCCGATGCTTCAAACTCTATAGGAGCTCCTGCAAGGAACTCTTCCTTGAAGTTATTAACTATCAGAGGCATCCTGTGATGATACTTACTCACCTGCCAATTGGCTGGTATAGTTATTAAGGCAAATTCATTTTGCCTGCTATATATACCACCAAGTAGCAGATTAGAGTCAGGTAAGGAAAATCTCACCTTACCTTCGTAAAAGCTATCTACCTCCAATATGCATCTATTAGAAGCTATGGGCCTCCATATATTGCCAAGTTTTTCAAACCTGGCATTATAAATTCTGCCATTGTCAAACCCAAACTTCATGGTAATAGGTCCATTAGGAGTATATACAGTGGTGAGAGTACCTGGTACAACAGGTACTCCACCTTTAGAAGTTCTTCCGCACATACTACATCAAGTCTTCAGGGTCAAACTTAGTGCTGATAATCCCGTATCGGAATGCTGTATATACAGCTTCATATGTAGTCAGTTTTTCTGCCAGGGCTTTGAGTATCTGAGATTTCCTGGGGCAGNTAAACATCAAATCAGCTAACAACCCAGCAAGCTCAGCATTCTTTTCTTTTGATATACCCATTGATTCANTTAAAGAATCAGTGTCAGGTAAATTTTGTTTTTTAGATTCCATAGGTTCCATAATCATAAATTTTAAAGGTTATTAATTAAGGACAACATTATTCATAATGTCAAGTTTATTTATTACTGTGGCAAAGTTGTATGCTATAAAAGCTAACTCTTTGCCACTGTATAGCTTGCTTAACTCCTCTAAAATAGCTGACTTAGTATCATAAGCAGCTATCATAGTGGATAATATCATTGCCATCTCAATGCGTGTGGACGTAGGTATGCCCATAGCATTGGATAGAGTTTCATCATCCTTTTTCATAGGAATTAAGCTTTGATGACAGTATGTATATCATCTTCAGTGTATCCAGGGTACATAGTTACCCACATACCCCTGCACGTGTGCATAAAGGAGGCATCTTTATCACACTGGTACTTAGTACCAATGTGTNTGCCTTCCTTGTCTAAGTAGAATTCAACTGCAAGTACTTCTCCTGGCCTGGAGAACCTTGTAAATTCCTTTTTGAAAAATTCCATATCTACATTCATAGGTATTATACTAACCAGATTTTGTTATAACAGCCTGACAGGTAATCTGGTTAGATTTATGTGACCTGTCAGGCATAAAAATTTAGATATATTATTTAGGCATATCATTAATTTCATCCAGGTATTCTGATGCTTCAGAAGATATGCTTTCATCACCACTCTTCATGATGGTGACTTCATACCAGCAGCCACCACCATTTGATGTGGTTCTTTCTTCCGCAAATACAGCATTTACAGGGTGTCTGTTTAGCCAATCATTGTGGCTAATATCTCCAGTCCCATTGTACAAGGAAATGAGATGTGAACTTCCTTTTACAATGCTTAGAGCTTGCCTACCCTTTTTGGTGGTAAACTCTTTTACACTGCAAGGTAAGTTCTTGCACTCAGGAATGNTCTTCATTGGCATCTCCTCAATCAAGGATGGAGATATTATTAACAGCTTGCTAAAGCCGTCAATAATTACTGGACCGTTTTCTACGGTCTTTATTATCTTGATATTTTTCATAGTATAATACTTTCTACCATCACACCTATGGTAGTATTTTCATCTTTGGCTGGTGTCGCCATAAATGCATTTGATAAGAGTGTATGCTTATAACCCATAGACTTATTGATTCNTCTATGTCAAATGCACGCATACACAATTTTTATTGTATGATATTACCTTAACTTTTGCGTATCAGCAGCATCACAAAGGATACTGCTGAAGCTCCAGCAAGTATAAGTCTTGCCTGACCACTCAGTGTTTCACTTGTAACTGCGAAAGTTATAAAGAACACTGCGCATAAAATTAAGGTTATATCATACAGGTATAACCATTTTTTCATATATATATGCTTAAACCCAAGAATCTACTATGGCTTTACTAAATACAAAGGCACTTGCTCCTACTCTGGCAAGCCACTTTGTGCTTCTTAAAAGTTTTCATGATTTGAATTTTTTTGGTTTATATACTTTTAATTGGGGGTGACGCTGTATAAGATATTCCCAATTAAGTTTTCCCAACATTTC